TTTCCGTGGAGTTTGAGGTTACAATTAAAATTAAGATAGATGAAGAGAATAATATCTTTGGGGTATATGACGATGAAGTTGAGACCTTAGAAGAGCTTTTCACTAACTGGCTACACGATCTGGATGAACTAAAAGTAAAAGGACTAGAGGTATATAAACTATGATCCAACGAGACGATATTGACGCAATGGCAATCTACAATGATTCAACTGGTTACTGGGAAGGAGATGATGACAATTACTATGCTACACCACTAGACATGGTTAAGTACTTTAGGAAGTTCACAGGTCAAAATGGTACCCCACAACTGTACCGCACATTGATTCAAGAAGAACTTAACGAATGGCTGCAAGAGACAAACAATCCTAACGGTTCCCGCGCCAATGAAATCAAAGAACTTGCTGACCTTGTGTACGTGATTTATGGTTATGCTCTTAGTAAGGGTTGGAACCTTGATGAGGCTCTTTATCGGGTTCATGTTAATAACATCTTGCGTGTGAAGCAACCTGATGGTACAGTTCACTTCCGAGAAGATGGCAAAGTCAAAAAGGTTGATAACCCGCCTAAAGTACGACTGGATGATCTTGTATGAACTGGATAGTACGATACTGGAACTATCTAAAGACTTGGCGCTATCACCGTAATGTCATCAAAGAGTTGAACCAACTAAGTGACCAACAACTAAAAGATATGGGCATCAATCGTGGTGATATTGATCGTCTTGTGTGGCTTGAATCAGATAAACAAAAACGAGGAACTAAATGAGTAACTACAAAAGCAACCTGAACCCGATGTTCCGAAGCAAGTTCTCGGAAGACATCTTTAATCACAAGTACCGACATGAAGGCGCAGAGACTTGGGGTGCTCTTGCTAAGACTCTCGTGGAAGATGTCTGTAGTGTGGCTGGTGACAAAGGTATGTCTAAAGAGGATAAGGACCAACTAACTGCTTACATCCGGGACATGAAGTTCATCCCCGGTGGTCGTTACCTTTACTATGCTGGGCGTTCTAACAAGTTCTTCAATAACTGCTACCTTCTTAAAGCAGAAGAAGATACTCGTGAAGATTGGGCTAACCTTAGCTGGAAAGCTGAAAGCTGCTTGATGACAGGTGGCGGCATTGGCGTGGACTACTCAGTGTACCGGGCAGAGGGTGAACCTATTCAACGCACAGGTGGTCAGGCTTCAGGACCAATCCCCAAGATGAACATGATTAACGAGATTGGTCGTCGTGTCATGCAAGGAGGTTCCCGCCGAAGTGCTATCTATGCAAGCCTTAACTGGAAGCACGGGGATATTCACAAGTTCCTCAAGGCTAAGGATTGGGCAGATATGCCTGTAGGTAAGACTGGTAAGTCCTTGTGGGATATTAAGCAAGAAGACTTTAACTTCCCTGCACCTTTGGATATGACCAACGTATCTGTCAACTATGATACTGAATGGTTGATGAACTACTGGAAGACAGGTGACTACGGTAAGGTCTTTGAGGAGAATGTCCGCCAAGCACTGAAGACAGCAGAGCCGGGGTTTGCCTTTAACTTCTTTGACAAGGAAGATGAGACACTGAGAAACGCATGTACGGAGGTCACCTCTGCTGATGATTCTGATGTGTGTAACTTGGGTAGCCTTAACTTTGGTCGTATCAAAGATATTGATGAGCTTAAAGATGTTGTTCGATTGGCTACAATGTTCCTTATCTGCGGTACCTTGAAGGCTGATCTACCTTATGATAAAGTTGCATTGACCCGCGCTAAGAACCGCCGTCTTGGTTTGGGTATCATGGGTATGCACGAATGGCTTATCAAGAAGAGTTATCGCTATGAGGTAACACCAGAGTTGCATCAATGGCTAGGGGTTTATAAAGGTGTTAGTGATACTGTGTCTCGTGATTTTGCTGATCGTCTTAGTGTCTCACGTCCTGTCGCTAATCGTGCTATCGCCCCGACGGGGACCATTGGTATCCTTGCTGGCACAAGCACTGGTATTGAGCCTATCTTTGCTGTTGCTTATAAGCGCCGTTATCTTAAAGGCTCTAACCGTTGGCATTACCAGTATGTAGTGGATAGTGCTGCACAAGAGCTTATTGATCTTTACGGAGCCGATCCAGACAATATTGAAAGTGCCCTTGACCTTGCTGATGACTTTGAGCGCCGTATTAAGTTCCAAGCTGATGTTCAAGACTACGTAGATATGGCTATCAGTTCAACCATTAACCTACCAACATGGGGGAGTAAATCTAACAATGAAGACACTGTTAACGATTTCGCAGGTACACTTGCTAAGTATGCCCACCGACTACGCGGCTTCACTTGTTACCCAGATGGTTCTCGTGGCGGACAGCCTTTGACATCTGTACCTTATAGTGAGGCTGTAGAGAAACTTGGAGAAGAGTTTGAGGAGCACATTGAAAGCCATGACATTTGTGACATCTCAGGCACTGGTGGCTCTTGTGGCATCTAAGTAGTGAAAACACCTTGTATTAAAGTCTGCAAGGTTCTTGACGGTAAGTGCTTGGGCTGTGGTCGTACCTTAGAACAGATACGGTTATGGTCCAAGTACACCGAGGAGGAAAGGGAGAAACTTATGAGCAGCCTAAAGTCTGTTACTTACACTGGGGACCACCCAACAATCAGAAAGGGAACTAAAGCCCTAATGGACAAGTCAGGCAAAGTTCAGCTTGATGGTCCACAAGAGGGTTGGAGGGCCAGTGAAAGAATAGACCCTAGATGTTTTGGTTGGCACGATTTGGGTAAAGAATGGAAGGATAATGAATGAGCTTCTACACAGTAATCAGTCGTAACAACTGTCAGTATTGCACAATGGTGCTAGAGGATTTATATGAAGCAGGGGAACGACCAATAGTCCATCATGTAGATAAAGACCCATCTATCAGGACACTAATGCTTATGGCTGGTCTTAAGACTGTGCCTCAAGTGTTTGCACCTGATGGTTATCATATTGGAGGTTATCAAGAAACAATACAATGGCTAATTGACAAAGACATGGATGACAGTAATGATCCATATTAAGGACAAGTAATGGTACAGCAGAAGCCCAAACCTAAAACAAGAAGGACGCCAACTAAACATGATGCAGGTAAACAGTCTTTTGATCTCTTGCCTAAAACTGATAAACAGGCTATGTATATAGATGCTCTTAAAGAAAGTGACCAAGTTGTTGTACTAGGCCCAGCAGGGACAGGAAAGACTTATGTTGTATCTACCTTTGCAGCAAGTCAGTATCACACTAAAGACATTGATAAGATTGTTATCACTAGACCACACGTAGCTGTAGGTAAAGACATTGGGTTCCTCCCCGGCACACTAGAAGAGAAATGTGCTCCGTGGGCTTTGCCTGTGATTGACGTACTTGAAAAACACTTGGGCAAGGGGGTTGTAGAGACAGGGCTAAAGAACGGTAATATCGAGACAGTACCTCTTGCTCTCATCAGAGGACGTTCATTCGATAATACACTGATCATTATTGATGAAGCACAGAACCTAACTGTGGAAGAACTTAAGGCTTTGGTCACACGTGTTGGTGAAGGTTCTAAGCTGGTTATTAATGGAGATACACAACAGTCTGATCTTAGACAAGGAGATGGACTTTCTAAGTTGACACACCTTATAAAAAAGTATACACTACCAATACCAGTTATTGAGTTCACTGTTAAGGATATTATCAGGAGTGACGTAACTGCAATGTGGGTAAAAACTTTCCTAGCTGAAGGACTATAAATGACAGACAATGTGAACCATCCACCGCACTATGGTCAAGGTAAAATCGAAGCCATTGACTATATCGAGGACTTTCTAACTAAAGAAGAGTTCATTGGATACCTTCGCGGAAACATTGCAAAGTATATGCACCGATGGCGATACAAAAATGGAATTGAAGATTTGTACAAAGCCAAGTGGTACCTTGAAAAACTAATTCAAACAATGAGAGACACATCATGAAATATATGCTAGTAGTTCTATTCTACCTTGGAGGACCTCAACCCCAGTTTGTAGACGGTTTCTTGCCTCTATTCTTTAATACTTACGAAGAATGTGAAGCTAGACGGGTAGAAGTATCAGCTTATTTTAAGTCTCAGTCAACTTTCCCGCCCGTTGAACTTAATTGCTACAAGCGTGAAGCAAAAGGTACAGACAGCTAATGAAACCATTTGAAGCAGGTAAAAAAGGATTTAGGTACAATGACGACAACCCCTACAGGGAAGGGACACACAACTTCAAAGAATGGGAACGTGGATTCAACCAAGCCTACTACGAAAACATCCCTAGAGAAAGAAGCCAAGCAGTTTACGCAAAAAAAGAAGCCAAAGAGACTCACCCCTCT